GTTCATGTATCTGTTAATGGTACCGGGAGATTTTTTTATCCCCGCCCTAGCGTCAGCAATATCTTGTTTAGTTATTTGATCAATGTCTTTGTTACCAAAGCATTTAACAAAATATTTAAGATAGGTAGGGTCATTCTTTCCCGGGTTCTTAATTTCGTAGTAGCGTTCTACAGCTGTAGTAAAGTCTCTCATTTTCCTTGACCTCTATACTTCTTATAAGAACGCTTCTTGTTCTTGTTCATGGTAGCCATGGACCTAGGGTTCCTGCCAATAGAGGTGCCCTTGCTTATGTGGTTAATTGTTTGAGTTACTTTTGCTTTAGCCATTATCTTTGCACCATAAAAAATATTGCACCAACAAGGAATGCAAAAGTTAAAGCTGCTATAAATTCTTCAACAACCATTATCTGCTCCAAATACTTTTTGGTTTTTCTACTGGCTCTTCGTTAATGCTTTTAAGCAAAGCCTTCTTAACATCGTTGATGTTATGTCCTTTTGCGTCAATAATCTTAAAGTCATTAAGCTTAGGCTTATAGGTAACATGCTTGTATGCACGATAGAGCGGACTCTTATCGTCATCGGCACTTCCTTTGTAGGTCCATTTGATGTGATCTCCATCGAGATCAAAATAGAATGTATGGTCTTTAAACATATAAACTCCTTTTTACTTATACATACTATTATGCATACTTCGTATACGGAGTCAAGCTAATGACTAGCTTTCGTATTTTGTTTTGACAGACTGATAGTCTTCCTCAGACATCAATGACTTAACAGATAGATCATTAAATTTATGGTCTGAGCTTATGATTCTTACTAACAGATCTATACACTTATGGTCCTGATCAAACATCTGACCTTGGTGTGTAGCCACAGATACAACTCTCTTGATTGCATCTCTAACTGTTAGATTGTCTATTGTTTTTAATTTCTGTAATTCCATCCAGCGGTTCTCCTGAGATTCGAGCTGCCTGATTTTAAACCCGGCTGCTGCGTTTCTAATATTAATTAATTTTTTATGATGGGAAGTGAAGGTGTTCCAGTTGGTTATCTCTTCCTGAGTTCTGCCGCAGGTATGACAGCTAAGGTCCCCATAAGTCGTAGTGCATACTCCCCTGCAAGGCACACCGTCAAGTTTTGCCTCTCCTTGGATGGATGCGAGTCTCTCAGAAGAAGAGAGACTCTTATTGTCTTGTGAGGTCATTCCAATAATTACGATTCTTCTTTTGTATCGCTTGTATTGGATTCTACCTTACTATCATCCTGTTGTACAACCGTAAAGCCGGTCTTAGGAAGTTGCTGATTTAGCTGTCCTTCTAATACCTGCCTGCCCAGTTGCAATAAACCAAACTCAACAGACCTTGCTTGAATAACATTGTTAGCGAGCTTTAGTTCGTTTACTTTCTGAATAGCGGCATCAGAGAAAGTACTGGTATCGTACTCTCTCTGCTCGTTATCCACGGTGATAATAATTTTTTCGCCTTCCATTAGAACGGTAAATCCTCCGTGGTTTTAGGTGCTGGTGCACTTGCTGGTTGCTTCGTGTTTAATGCCGGAGCAATACTTAAATTTAATGCTGGAGATCTCTCAGCATCAGATTCGTTCTTGTAAGCAAAAACAACAAACTCTTTCCCGTCAACATTTAAGTTTCCGTTCAAGACATATTTTTTACCTGAGTCATCTGTTTTCCACAGAGCTCCCTTATTCGTATTATCGTATTCCATTGGTTTTAACCTCCTGTTGATACCAATCTTTTAAAATTTTAGCAACCTTATAAGACATACCTCTATCAAAGAATCTATGTCCCTTTTGATTACTAACCCTCTCGAGATGATCGTAAACATCACGATCAACTCTAGAACTTATTGATTTTTTTGGACCCGTTTCACTCGCCATCTTTTGCCTCCATTAGTCTTGTATAAATCCTAGTAGCACCCTCTGATCTATAGCCCTCTACTTCATGCACTGGAATCTCTTTATCTTCGATCAGTCTTTTGTAATCGATTCTCCCAGTAGCCTGAGTCAAGTGACATTTAACAGACGGCGTTCTAAACGCACCATTGTGCTCATTAATTAATTTCTCTGATAGTTTTTTCTTAACAGCATCTAGGTCTTTTAATTTCTGTTGTGCAACCTTTATATCAAGCATGACCTTAGCAAGCTGACTGGTCTCATCGTTGTCCTCTATGTCCTTATAAGGAACCCCGGGTTCTTTATATTCAATAGACCATCTAGCTATGTTCTCAGGATCTTTCTTGGCTTCCTTATACCAGTCCATAAACTCTTTAGCTTTTGGAATATAGATACCAGCCCATTCGGGATCCCTTGTAACCCACTCTTGAAAGTGCTCACCAGTTTCATACCACTGGAAGAAAAGCATTTCATCTATATCCATGCATTCCATACCCAGCTGCATTTGATGCCAGTAATTTCTTTTTTGTTTTTTAACATCACTAACTGGTTTTGTTTGTGGACATTTAATTTCTACGGCAGATACATTTCCGTTCCTGCCTCTTACTAAAATTCCATCAGGACTCATACCCAACCAGTCATGATCCGGATGCACTACAAAGGGAGAATCAACAACCTCATAGCCCATATCTTTTAATGTCTGTATTGCTTTTGGTTCGTTCTCTTTTCCACGAGAGATTGCATACAGTGCTCTAGAGTCAAACGGTATTTGTGGTAAACCGTTCTCTTCTCTAAACATATCAATAGCTAAGCTTTCCCAAGGATTTGATTTAACCCATATATCTTCCTTTACAGCTCTTTGGATTCTTGTACCAGTAATTCTGCCCATCCGTAGAGCAAACCATTCTTTGGTACCTTGTATTACTTTCTTAACAGCTTCTACCATTTAGGACTCCATGTGTTTAGCGTAGGCTAAATTAATTTGTTCTCTCTCTTCCTTAGAAGTAAGAGCCGCTGTCTTGTCGTAGTTCTTAAAAACTTTTTCTTTGTCTTCCGGAGTCTTTGCAGACTGTAGTGCATTCATAAAGTCATTTAATAAAGATGGTTCTTGCTCTTCAGTCTCGTCTCCAACAGCCTCAGGTTCCACGGTGTGTTCAAATGGCACACAGAAGAATTGAATTAAAGCATCACGGTAAGCAAAAGATTTCGCTGCTTCTAAATCTCTTCCTTGGGTTGATTTACTTTGTCCAACATATGCAGTGTCGATAAACGATCCGTCTTCTAGTGAAAGAAATCTTAGGGTCCCTTTTAATAAAGAGTAAGAAGTTTTACCGTCTTCTGACATTCTAGTTCTCACCTTCAGATCGGGGAGAAAATTAGTAACTACCTTATTCTCTGTAAGCGGTTTAGCAAGAGAAGCGTAAACATCATCGATGCCTCTGTAATTATATTTTGAGAAAGAGTTGTACTTAGATTTCTCAATAGGGTTATGTAAAAGATACTCTTGAATGTTACCAAGAGCTTCATAGATTTTTTGTTTTGACATTGATACCTCCATCGTGTTTGTCTAAGACATTGTAAACGATTTGACAAAATGATACAACCAAATTAATATCCTGATCTAAAGAGGTTATATGTCAGTTAAACACATTACAGAAGTAGTTCAGTTAGAGGGTATCACTCCAACACAGAAACTAATTTTATTCATCATTGCAAACTACTCAGACGAGTTTGGTCAAGCCTATCCATCCCATGGAAGGATTATGAAGATCAGCTGTCTTAGTAGAAGTGCGGTAATTAAAAACTTAAATAAATTAAAAGAGGACGGTTATATAGACTGGGAGAACAGAAACGATACATCAAATCTATATACTCTTACTTTTAATAGGGGGGGTGTCTCAGAAACACAGGGGGGTCTCCCAAAGATACACAATACTAAAGCTTATACTAAACAAGTATATATTCTTCCTTATCAAGAAATTTTTGAGATCTATAAGGAGAAATGTGATCAAAGGTTTTTCACTCATTCAAAGAACCCATACATAATTAGAAATAGATGGAACCAGTTAAAGGAAGAAGCAAGAAGAGGATTAGTTTCTCCAAAGACTGGAAAGAAACTTGACCTTACCAAAAGAGAATTTTGGGAAGCCTATTTTGAAATAGCAAACAATTCACAGTACTACAGAAACAGACTTGATGGTTTGATCAAGGGTAAGCCTGACTGTAGAACATTACTTTCACCAACACAATTTAATTCAATTATAGAGAGGAGACATGGATAGAATTATTTTTGATAAAGAGCTAGAAGCGAATGTGGTCAGTGCAATGATCATGGAAAGAGAGTGCTTCGAGAAAGCACAAGAGAAGGGACTAACTGAGGATGACTTTGTTCATAACTCATTTAGGAGAGCGTTCAAAGTTATGCTGGAGAAAAACATCAATGATTATGTGAGCGTATCTTCAGCACTCAATGACCCATTCATAGCAGAGGAATTAAAAGAATGTGTGCTGGGTTTTATTTCATCAGCACCATTCAACGGTTGGCTAGATTTATTACAAATTAAATCAGCCCACAGAAGATTAAATAATTTATCTGAAGAGATTCCAAAGATTGTTCATGACGAAGGAAGCATTGAAGAAAAGATAGATCGTGTAAATGCCAAGCTCATGGAAAATAAAATAACCAAAAATTTTGGTACGCCAAAGAAGGCAGTCGAAGTATCTAACAATATTATTAACGAGCTGTCTGATCCGGGAGAAAATAAAAATGTAATTAAGACCGGCTTCAGTAATGTAGATGAAAAGATAAACGGATTTAAACCCGGTGATCTTATAGTCATAGCGGGAAGACCAGCCATGGGTAAAACAACATTTGCTTTGAATGTTGCAACCAACAACGCATTAGCAGGCAAGACCGTTTTAATTTTCAGTTTAGAGATGACTAACGAACAGCTCATGAAAAAAGTTATCAGCTCAATGTCAGAGATACCCATGGATAAGATTGTTAAGAACAACATGAATGAAAATGAAACACAAAAGTTTATGTCTGCCATGCACGAGATCAATCAAACAAACTTATACCTATTTGATAACGCACCTATAACCATAGAGACCATGATTAATAAAACAAATTCCTTGGCTGTCTCTAAGAAAATAGATCTCATTGTGGTGGATTATTTACAGCTGCTTATGACATCAAGCAAGGCACCAACGAACAGTGACTCAAGGGCTGCATCTATGACTTACATTTCCAATCTTCTGAAGGGGCTGGCTAAACAGACATCTTGCCCAATTATAGCTTTGTCGCAGTTAAACCGTGGTGTTGAGGGTAGGGTAGACAAGCGACCAGTCCTTTCGGATTTAAGAGATTCCGGTTCTATTGAACAGGATGCAGATATGGTAGCCATGCTTTACAGAGACGGCTACTATACAGAGAATCACAGCGACACATCGTCTGAGATTATATTCAGAAAGAATAGACTAGGAGATATTGGAACCTTTGGTCTTGACTTTGAAGGTGAGATATCAAAATTCTCTTCCGTCTTAGACGAAATCTTCGGGTCCACTATCAGAACAAAAAATAACTACGAGCAAATATGATACAAGAAGAAAACTTTCACCAAATGTTAAGGGACATAATCCCACAAATACAAGAAGCAAGAATTAATGTTTTGAAGGCTGAGGCAAATTTAAAAAAGGTTTTTTGGATTCAGTTATGCACAGCCAAGGATGACGGGGAGAGAAGTTACAATGCCCAAAAATCTAAGGCAGAGGCATCAGAAGATTACTACACAGCCTCAATGAATGTTGCTACAGCAAAGGCATCACTTGATGCATTACAGACAGAGAAGTCAGCAATCGATATGCAGTTCGAGGAATGGCGTACCAAGATGGCAAACCTAAGAATGGAAAGATCTAGATATGGTGCTTAAAGGTAGGACCCCAAACAAAGACGAAAAACTTTGGATGGATCGTATCGTAAATCTTGGATGTATAGTATGCTTACACACTTTCGGGGTGGGTAGCCCGGCAGAGGTTCACCATATAGATGGGAAGACCAAGCCGGGTTGCCATTTTCTAACCATCCCACTTTGTTTTTCACATCACAGAGAGGGCGTAGACACAACGATGTTTACATCCCGCCACCCATACAAAGCTAGGTTCTATGAAAGATACGGCACAGAGCTTGAGCTATTAGATTTAACAAAAAAATATTTGGAGGAGCTATGAAGTGTTGGCACTGTAGCACGGAATTGATTTGGCAAAGCGACCACGATCAAGAAAATGAAATAGGAAAGCAGATACTGGTAACTCATTTAGAGTGTCCGGAATGCAAAGCATTTGTTGAAATATTTAAGGAGGAAGACTAATGAGCTATTTAGGAATGCAAGATGAATATGAGAAGGACAACATAAACCCTGATCATTACAAGTCGGGTGGGCTTCAGTGTATAGACGCCATTGAAGCAAGCATGACTAAGGAACAATACATCGGTTACTTAACCGGTAACATGATGAAATATCTTTGGAGAAATTCTAAGAAGCACGATGATCCAATTGAGGATCTTAAGAAAGCACAGTGGTATTTAAACAGGCTTATAAACCTGCATGAGCAAAAATAG